GATAACATCGAAGCTGGCTATCGCGCTATCAATCTTGCAGGTCTACTTGATGAAGAACTCAAGGACGTAAGACTCTGTGAGGACGACGATACCAGAGAACAATGGATACCTTCAGACTCAATGAATTAAATGAAAAAAGAGCAACCTAATAACTGGCTTGCGGTGTACCAAACACCATATGAATTCTTTCCAGAGATAAGTTACGACGACTTCTATGAGTTTCACATAGCCAATTGGATGCTACCTAGCTCACACGAGTGCATCATCCGAGCTACGAATCTCAAGACAAAGAAGGTCACTGAATATAACTATCGCTACCGCAAGGCAGCAGAAAACAAAATCAAGAAACTACTCGGCACACATGAGTTTGTTGTGTGCGATCACGAGGCAATACACAAACTTTCACCCAATCCACAGAGGTACAACAATGAGGAAACGAACACAAGAGATCAGACTAGCTGAATTAGTCAGAGATGTAAACAACCACCCAAATAGGGAGGAATTAATTAAACTTATGGACGAACAGTTAGTAGATGATACAGTTATATGTAATTGAGTAATTGTGACATCATTAAGCGTATTACTGTAAACATGGAAGAAGAACTTCATAGAAAGTTAAAGATCCAAGCAGCCACTGATAGCAATACGATTAACGAGTTAGTTAATGAAGCTGTAAAGATGTATTTACATTCGAGATGTAAAAACATTTAAGCTGGTAATAATACTCAATGTACATAGACAATCTATAAGGACTAGTTAACTATTAACGCAACGAATATCATTTTCATTGATGCAAATTATAAGTTTTGGGAACTTTTATCTTGGTAAAGATAAGCAAAGCTATACCAAAATCAATGTACACATCGGTACATTCCGCTTAGAGTATGAGCGTCCACGCTTGAACAACGATGGGACCAAATCTTCGCAGGAAACAAACAGACGACAGGATAGACCGCCTACTAAAGGTGATTAATCTCTTGCGTCTGTATGACCGAGAAGTACCAGCTCAAGTATTAGCTACGTTGTTTTATATCGGATCACATAATGACTGCCATAAGACTGCATTAGAAGAAGACTTAAACTTCACTACTGCTAGTAGCTCACGTAATACGGACAAGCTGAGCAAGAACCATCGTTTAGGTAAGGCTGGATATGACCTAATAGTCAAGGAGGTAGAAGAAGTCTCGCCATATAGGCAGCGACTGAAACTCACGAAAAAAGGTGAGGATCTTATGACGCAAATTAAACAAATTCTCTATGACTAGAGCAATGACATGGGGTGACTGTCTCGAATACACCCTACAAAACAGAGACACTTGGAGAAATGGTGGAGGACGTAAGTCAGCCATTATTTATTCAGGATATTTCACAAGGCTCAGAGGGTATACATTCCCTGCTGAGAAGATCCGTCAAGCTGTATTAACTCAGTGCATGGTTGAGCTAGAAAATGAAGGATTAATGAAATCAACCATTAATCGTTTCATCTCAGCTGTCTCAACTGTCTTGAATTACTGCGCTGAAAATGAACTAATTGATTTCACACCACCTAGATTCAAACGACTCAAGGAAGATGAATCAATTCGCTATCATTTCACCAAGGATCAGGTCGATAGCATCGTACGCATAGCACGTGAGGAGTTTTACAATGACAACCTCGCGGACATCGTGATTGCTGCTGCCTATACAGGCATGAGGCAGGGTGAATTGTTAAAGTTACAGGCTAAAGATGTGGACTTATTTCATAAGTTAATCCATGTCGGTGGTCGTCAAGATAACAAGACAAAGGCAGGGAATTATAGAACTATTCCTATCCACACTCATCTCTTGCCGATATTAGAAACTCGCCTTGAATATGCAAATCCAAATGTACGTATCTTTGGGGATGGTTGGATCGACCGCCATCAACTTCTTAAACAATTTAAGAACATTACCCAGAAGTATATGAAATTGGATGAAGGATATTGTTTCCATTCATTGAGACATAGTTTCGCAATGTTCCATGTGCGCGGTGGTACTAACTTCCGTACATTGATGGATTTAATGGGACATAAAAACATCGTCACAACTCTCATTTATGGGAAGTCAGATGATGAAGGTCGTGCTAATGCAATGACGAATATATAGTATCCAGCGAATCCACCAACAATGTTTTCCAACGAAGTCACTAGGTTTATAAAACCGCATTTCCGCCCCGCGCTAGATTATGATCGTTCAGATCCCCTAGCCCACCTGGCGGAATTGGTAGACGCGCTGGTTTTAGGTTCTTGGTAGTCCACGATACACGTCGGTAGAGGTCAGGGTCAAAAGCCTTGACCTCATTTTATTTATAGATATATCCACTTAGGTATAGATCAAATCTTAACGTATTGCGCGCTTTTTTTTATGCTTACTAAGAGTAATATCGCGGATCAAGTTAGACTTGAACGTGATCAAATTCGTAAAGGAAAAGAGAAATTATATGGTAATACACAGAAGCTAGAAGAACAAAGTTATGCTTCAGCCTCACTCTATGGAGCCACAACATTACAAGCTCTTATTCCTAAATTATCTAAGAGAATAGAGGCAACGACAGATCGTATTCATAGAGGTTGTGTTGGAGTTAAGTTCAAAGAATTAAAACCATTCCTCTCTGCACTTAGCAGCAATAGTTGTGCTGCAATTGCATGTAAGATTGCCATTGATAAAATATTTGGTCATCGAGATAAGAGTAATTATGTAACCAACATTGCAGCTGCTATTGGATTTGGAATAGAGAAAGAATGTCAGATGCTTTACTACGAATCTAAAGTACCTGCGTTGTTACAAACCTTAAAGAATAACTACTGGCATAAGGCAACAGGAACTGATTACAAAGTTAAGAAGATTCAAACATTAATGAATCGGTATGAGGTAGCACCATGGGACGCATGGGGTAAGGCTCGTTCAGTATTGATTGGTGGTTGGTTGCTTGATTGCTTTATAGAAGAGAGTGGTTGGTTTGAAAAACAAATCAAATATGAAGGAAGAAATAAAAATACATATGTAGTACCAACACCTGAGTACTTAGCTTCTAAAGATCAGATACTTAGGGATGCTGAGTTCTTTGCTCCACTGTCCTATCCCATGCTGGTTGAGCCAAATCCTTGGACTCCTGAACAGAACGGTGGGTACTTGATGGATGAGTTATTACAGATAAATTCAATGGTCAGACGAGGTCAGTCATATATACAGGGAGAAAAACCCTTTGCCTTTCTGAACAAGATTCAGACGGTTGGATACCAGCTAAACAACTTCACTGTTGGAGTAGCTGAGCAACTAGATAAAGATGGTTATGAGGTAGGAAAGTTTATTCCTATTGTTAACCATGAGATACCTCCTAAGCCAGTTGATATTGCTACCAATAAGGAATCAAGGCATGACTGGAGAAGGAGAGCTACAGAGAAAAGAGATCTAAATGCTCAGTCATTCAGGCGTTCATGTAGAACACGAATGCAAATGACAGCTGTCGATACATTTAAAGGTAAGGAATTCTTTTTACCTTGGAGCTTCGATTACCGCGGAAGAGCATACCCGATACCCTCAGTATTATCTTTGCAAGACACAGACTTTGGAAAAAGTTTGATTCTCTTCAGTGAGTCAGCAGAAATAAATGAACAGGGTAAAGAATGGTTAGCTTTCCAAGTAGCCACAACGGTAGGTAGGGATAAAGATAGTATGTCTGATAGACAGCAATGGGTTAGAGATAACCTTGAGTTGATAGCAAATGTAGCTAAAGATCCTATAGGTTATATACATGAATGGGAGGGAGTATCAGAACCTTGGTGCTTCCTTGCTGCATGTAGAGAATACTATGAGATAGTCATAGCTAAGACTAAGACTACTACTAACTTACCTATCGCTACCGATGCAACTGCATCTGGATTACAGATTTTATCAGGGTTGTGTAAATGTAAATCAACCGCTGAATTAGTCAATGTAATACCTAGCTCTAGACCACAAGATGCTTATCAAGTAATAGCAGAGAAAGCCTTACCAAATATACCTGAGAAGATACGTCCTTACTGGGATCGTAAATGTACTAAGCGTACAGTTATGACAATACCTTACAATGCAAAACCATACAGTAATAGGTCATACATACGTGAGGCTTTAAAGGATAAAGGTATAGAGATTGATAAGGATGAGCTAACACAAACAGTCAAAGCTGTTAGGGATGCCATGAATGAGATATTTCCTGGACCTATGGCAGTTATGAAATGGATAGAGACAGAGGTTAGTAAAGTCTTAGCTGATGGTAAAGAATATTTAGAATGGGAAACTCCATCTAACTTTACTGTTAGACAAAAGCTAAACAAGAGAGAGGTTGTAAGAATACAACTACAACTACTAGGTACTGTTAACTTACGTGTACCTGTAGGAGATGGTAAGCAAGTAGATAAAGCTCACCATAAGAATGCAACTGCACCTAATCTTATCCATTCATTAGATGCCTCGTTGTTGCACATATCAGCGTTGAAATTCAATGCACCAATAGCTTTAATACATGACTCTGTTTTATGTAGAGCTAATGATATGAAACTACTAGGAGATCTAGTTAGAGATACATACATGCACCTGTTCGCAGAGCATGATTTTTTAAGAGACTTTGCTCAACAGATAGGAGCTGAGTCTGAACCACCGATTATAGGAGACTTGAAACCAGAATCCGTAATTGAATCCACTTACTTTTTTTGTTAATGAGAAACATCCACGTCACTGCAAACCCTGTAACACTAGAGGGTTATCAAGCAGTAATGAAGCCAAGTCAGTACGGCTATAGCTTGAGAGCTGTAGTAGGTAAAGACTTGATTGATAAGTTAGAAGAAGAGAGAGTTGAATGTCTTAAGTGGGCTGAGTCTAAGCTCAAGAACCCTAAGCGTAGCTCTCTAAAACCTGAGCCTTGGGAGGAGGTCTCCGATGGAAAATACATCATCAAGTTCTCATGGAGTGAGGACAAAAGACCACCAGTGGTCGATACAGAAGGTACTCCTATTAACGACGCTAATACTCCTGTCTATGCAGGGTCTACTGTCAAGCTAGGCTTTATACAGAAGCCTTACCTACTACGAGATGGCATCTCTTATGGTACGTCTCTGAAGCTCTCTGGAGTACAGCTCGTGACCATCCAAGGTGGAGCTGGTATTGATACAGGTGACTTAGATCAAGCTGGAGTAGCTGAGCTATTCGGCAAGACATCTGGCTTCAAGGCTGGAGAACCTAACGTCGAGGCAGCTGGTACACCAGCGTCAGTAGAAGATGACTTCTAATGTTCAAGTCACAACTTGAAGAGAAGGTATCTGATCTTCTATGTGAGTTAGGAATTGATTATGAATATGAACCAACAAGAGTTCCATATCAAATACAACACAATTATTCGCCTGATTTCTTGTTACCCAATGGTGTCTACCTAGAGACCAAAGGGTATTTTGATGCAGCGGATAGAAGGAAGATGAAGGCTGTTAAGCAGCAGAACCCAGACTTAGATATTCGAATGGTCTTTCAAGCACCATTCAATACTATCTCTAAGAAATCTAAAACTACTTACGCCAAGTGGTGCGAGAAATTAGAAATTCCGTGGACATCTTGGCACAACATACCAATGGAATGGCTCATATAGAGAGCGAATTTGTTAGGCATACACCTTGTCCTAATTGCGGATCGTCAGATGCAAATGCTTTGTACTCTGACGGTCATACGCATTGCTTTGTATGCCACACCCGTACCTCTGGGAATGAGGAAAATACACACACTCATCAAATGTCTACAAATGTACAACTTAAAGGGTCTGCCGTACGGCTGCAACGAAGAGGTTTGTCAGAACAGACGTGCCAAAAATATAAGATCTTCCGCGACGGAGAACTTCTACGCCACTATTATCACACAAGCGACGGAATACTTCAGGGAGC